TAGACCTCGGTATGTTCGACCAGATACGACAGGTCTTCATCCGGCAGATACTGCGCGATATGATACCGGTGCATCTCCTCCTTCGCCTTGTTGATGAAGTAGGTGCCGATCGCATTGCCGATACCACGCGAGCCCGAGTGGAGCATCACCCACACGTTCTGGTCTTCGTCCAGACAGATTTCGATGAAGTGGTTGCCGGTTCCCAACGTGCCCATGTGATGCACCGGGTGACGCTTCTGGGCAATCTTCGGGTGCTTGGCGACGATCGCATCGTAGCGGTCGGCCAGCGACTTCCAGCGAGACTGCGCTTGCGGCGTCGGGTTACCCCACGAGCCGGGATCACGCCCACTGCGAATCTGATCCATCGACCCACGACCATGCGGAACAGCAGCCTCAATCATTCCACGGATATGGGAGAGGCTGTCCGGAAGATCGATTGCGGTCAGGGTGGTGCGGACGGCCATCATTCCGCAGCCGATGTCAACTCCGACAGCAGCCGGGACGATCGCGCCCTTTGTAGCGAAAACGGTGCCCACAGTGGAGCCCTTGCCGGCGTGGGCATCAGGCATCACAGCAACGTGCTTGAACACGAACGGGAGCCGGGCCATGTTGTTGATCTGCTCGACAGCTTCGGGCTCGAATGGATAGCCTTCCGGCTCCCAGAGCTTCACCAGCTTCTTGTTACCCAATGAATCGGTAATCTGATCGATACGCATGTCTGTCTCCCTTTTTCTAAGGCCGCGCTGGTGTTACCCTAGCGCGGCCATCATATCTCTAATGCCATATTGGGTTGGCGGCCTAACTGCTTACTTCATGACAACCTCCTTTGTTGAAAACCAGAAAGTGACAAATCACGTTTAGCGAGGATGTCTCTAGCGGCAGGTAAAATGCCTGTCAAGGCTTTCCGGACAATTTGTCCTAGAATTTTTACGACCGCAGCCGGATCGATTTGACCGCCTCTTCGGTCATTGCCTCGACATCCAGACCCTTGTTTTCCTTGAGCTTCGAACGGACCTCAGACAGCGGCGGGAAGATGAAGGTGCGCTTCCCGTTTACCTGACCATCGACCTTCATCTTGATTTCTCGGGCACCGAACCAGTCGGTGACCACAGCCGAGATGTCGTCGTAGCTGGTCTTGGCCTTGTCCGAGGAGAACTGGAACCGAACGTAATCCTCCACAGCCGCACGCATGTCCACAGCGTAGACAGTCGTCTCGGTGTCGGTGTTCAGTTCGATCGGCGTCACCTTGTCATCGTGGGTTTCATAGACCCCGGACTTGACCAGTTCGAGCATGAACTTCTGCACACCAGACAGCGACTCGATCTGCTGCTGCTGGAGATATGCAGTTGCCGGCGGCGTGAACAAGGTCGAGAAGGTTCCGCCCACAGGTTCCCAGTGGAGGAGATCATAGAGCATGGCTTCGAGACCACCCTTCTTTTCCATCTGCTCGCGCATGTCCTCGAAGAATTGGATATTGCCCTGCACCGCGTCGGAGCATCGCAGCACGAAGAAGCGACGTTCGTCCTTGAGAGACGCCGGAACAACCCATTCGTTGTTCGAGATCAGCGCCAGCCGCGTGTAATTCCGCGACTGGATCGGATCGTAGCCCTTCTTTTCGATCAGCACCGACTTGTTGGTGATCATGTCCTTGAGGACACCTTCGGCTTGCGGATCGGCCGCCCAGAAGGCTTCTTCACAGACCATCAGCAAGGTGGTGGCAAGGTGACCGTTGAACTGGCCGACGATCTGCTTACGCTGGGACACAGTGATCCCACACCGACCGAGAAGCTGGTTGATGTAATCGAACAGCGTGGACTTACCAGTCCCCTTCTTACCGGTGATAACCACCGTTGAACCGGGCTTTGCCTGAGGCTTCTGGAAAAGCATGGCGATCCATGTCATCAGCCACTCGAAATAGGCATCGTTCGATTCGCAGATGTTCTCGTAGATGTGACCACGCAGCATCGACCAGTCACCCGCGACCGGCTTGTCCTTGTTGTCCAGAACCTCTTCCCACGAGGTGGGGACAGCTTCAAAAGGCCAACCCTGAAACAGATTGTAAACATCCTTCGGGGTCTTCTCGCCCGGCGCGAACACGACGTTCCGATAGGTGCGACGCTTCTCCCACTCAAGCCACTGCTTGAATGCTTCGACCTTGCGGGTTTGCTTACCTTCTGTCACCCAGATGATGCGGTTCTTCTCGTAGAGCGCCACGTCGTTCTGGCTTTCGAAAACGACATCATCTTCCGGCGTCCGGGGCTCCACAAGAATGCGGACCCCACCACTGGTGCGGATCACCGCGTAGCGCCGGTTGAACGCCTTGAGCATCGAGTCTTCGTCATCACCGAAGTCATCATCGTTGATCTGATCCTCATGCTCTTCCCGGTGTTCCGCATCTGTCTGACGGGTGTGCTTCTTCGGCTTCTCACGCTGAGCCGGAACATCTTCTTCCTCTTCGTCCTCTTCCAGTTCGAACAGGAAGTCCTTGTTCTTGAGATCAGCAACCGTGATCAGTTCCTGTTCGATCATCTCCTTGAGATAATCGAGACGATCCCGGCCGGCGCACGAATTGTGAACGCAGGTGAAGGTGAAACCACCATCGTATCCGTCGTCCAGATTGTCGGACGCATTGACCACGAAGGTGCCGCCACCACCAAAGCTTGAATGCTCAGCTTCGAAAGGACATTCGACATGGACACCCGGCTTGTTACCACGGGATTCGCGAACGAAGTCACCACCAACCACTTCTTCGATCATGGTCTGGACTTCGAAGCGCTTGGCATATTTGATCGACCATCCCTTGAGGTTGAAACCGCAAGAGGTGATGTAGCGATCGGCGTCGTCTTCGTCGTCATAGCCAGCGCCGCCGGCCGCGTCCGTGAACGCATTACTGGAGACAGCACTGCGCTTACCGGTGCGCCCGCGCTTCATTTTCACACGATCGAACTTGTCGAGATCGAGGGGTTCACCCACTACCAACCAAGAGCCGTGATTTTTGCTCTTGGATGGGTGGCGAGGCAGATAGAACAAGCGTGCGGGATCGACGCACTTCTCGTCGAAGAACAAGCCCAGTTCGGTGCAGAAGCCGGCATAGCGCTCCTTCCACTCGTTGATGGCATCCTTCTGGGAACCACCACGCTTGGCGAAGACGAAAGCTTCCTTGAGCGGGAACACCGCCCGGAACTTGGGCATCGGCTTGTGCTTGACGAGGATGACCACACCCTCTTCGGTGTGGTGGGCGTCGTCGATGATCTCCAGATCGTCAACGATCTGAGGCAAAGTGCCCTTGACCTTGATCAGGTAATCGCGAACAGCCTCTTCATCAACCTCACCTTCCTCGTTCCACTTGATGAAGTGGTCGCGCTTGATGACACTGGTGTCCTTGAGGTGGCTGTGAGTCGTGTAGATGACGGCTTCCAGACCATACTTCTGGATGGTCTCCATCACATCCGTCAAGGGAGCGCCCGAATCGAGATCGACCCCAAGGATGTGGTTCTCGATCATGGCAACAGCTTTGCGAGCGCCGTTGGCCGACTTCCCTTGTAAGAAGCAGGGACCGTCTTTCTGCCCTTCCTTGTGATCTTGCAGCACAGTTTCGAACTGGCCGAAGGTGCTGGAAATCTCTTTCCACTTGCCTTGGCCTTCGTCGCGGCGACGACCAGTCATGAGGGTGATCTGGCGATCCGATCCCGGCGTTTTCAGGTCGAGGTCTTCCGGGAGATACCAGTTCAACCCGTCGAAGTCAGGCTTGCCCTTATGCATGAAGACGCTGAGAGGGCACATATGCAGGCCCTGCTTCATGCCGGGGATCGGATCACCGTCGATCATGTAGATCATTCCGCCATCGACATCGAAGGACGGCTGAGGAACGACGACTTCCGGGTTACCAGCTACGAAGACGCCCACGGCAAAGCCTTCGTCGGTGACGAGATCAATCCACGGGTCATCGGCATGGGAAGCGAACGCACCGACTTCGAGAAGGTCATCGCTGGTGATATAGCTCCCGTCGGCTGCTTCGACGGTGACGGCTCCAGATGCACGACCCATCAGGTCGTGAATGAGTTGGGTGTAGGGGGTCATTGGTGACCTTATGCTGTGAGGGAAAAGGACAGGCTGGTCACCGGGCCGCCTGTGTTCTTATCGTGCTTGGATGCCGCTTCGACGGCTTCCTCAGCGGAGGCTCCATGAGCCATGGCACCTAGCGCCAGTAGAGCGCCAGAACCGATTGCGGTGTAATCGGCAAAGATGGGGAGTAGATAACCGTTATCGAACTCGAAGAGATCGCCGGTGGTGTTGTCGATGATCAGGGCCGAGAAGTCGTTACCGTGATCGAGCAGAACTTGAGGAACGTCATCCTCAGGGCAACCACCAGCACACCAAGCTTCCAGAGGTCGTCGAAGCCATGCCGGACCAGCGAGGGCAACGGTGAACCCACCACACTTGGCGATCTTCTCGCGGGAGCCGTTGGTGATACTGGTGTAGGAGATCAATGTATCGGCAGCCAGCAGGCCCGAGCGGTAAGCTATGGTCGTCATGTAGCGCTATCTCCAGAAGAGCGCCATGGTTAAGCTAGAATTGCCGTCATGTCAAGCAAGAATGTCGCACCTTGGACACACTGGACGGTTGTGGACAGCTACGGACGAAAATAATTTCCGCATGAATCGAAAGGCCCGGCCATCTTGCGACGGCCGGGCCAATGCCGGGAGCTTCACAGCGAGTTGGAGACAGACCTTCATCTCCCGGCGGTAACTGGCGGGGGCCGGGCTACGAACCCGTCCACACGATCCTCAACAATCCTCCGGGCACCCGGCGATCTCTTCTCGTGCTTCGGCCACTGGTTAAGGCCACTTCCCCGATAAACTCGATGACAAACAAATAGGATGATTCGTCCGGTTCGTCAATAACTATTTTACATCTCTTTCGCCAACGCCCCGACGTTTGGGCTGGGATTCGAACCCAGACGCCCGCGCCTTCCCACCATGGCTAGGAGGTTTACATCCCCCTGTTCCGGATTCGAACCAGAATATCAGCCGGGCCGCTCAGCCGTGACCCTCGCTTTCGACCGCCTAGAACAGTAGGACGAGACGTTGGCGAAAAAGATGTTGTCCCGAAACTGTTGCTACGCTCGGGACCACGCGCCACCTAGAGGTGTGAGGCCCTAGGGATTTTGTCGCTTACGCGGCGAGACGAATCTCTTCGCTGGCGACGACCACATCATTGTCGTTGACAGTTGATGAATTTGATCCGCATACGGGCGGTATCTAAACGGGGCGCTTCTCCACATCGGCCTTACGGATCGATCCTAAATTCACCCCCATCAAAGAACCCCGCTGCCTTACAAAGGACCGTCGTCCAGAGCCTAGGCGGATCGTCACCCTGACCGCGTTTCAGGCGGCCGCAGGGGTCTTTGGTGGAGGTGCCGAGTTCTGCCCTCGGGTCTCCGCTTGACTTAGATGGCCTTCTACGACCGTAGTCTTCATGCCGAAGCACTTGACGAGGAGAAGAATAAGCGATTCGCACATCACTGTCAACTGAAAATTGAGAGCGCGTCGAAAATCAGAGATAGGGCGAGGGCGAAGTCACCTTGACGCTGGCAACAAAGAGCGGTTGCGAAATGGCCGACAGCCGGTCAGCGAGGGCTCGCGAATCGATCACGAAGCGCGGCGATCGTGAACTGTATCCGGCCAGAAACTCTGCTTCCGACAGAAGCTCTACGTCGGTCGCAGAGTGGAAGCGCATCTGGCGCTTGGCCGAGCCCGAGTGACAGCCAAGGGTGGTGGCAACGAAATCATTGACCTTCGATTGCTCGCCGAAGAGGCTGGCGAAGAATCGGTTCTGTTCCTCAGGAGTGGCGTTGACGGTCCAGTTGTCCACATTCCGCCCCAGAACCATGAGAGCCCCGGTCCGCAGACCCGGAAGCCAAGAACCAACCACGTTGCGTTCGACACCGAAGTCGGCCGCTGTGGAGTGAACCATCATGTTGAGAGCGCCGGAGACATCCACGGTCACCATCTGTCCGGTCAAGCCGGGCCATCCACTGTAAGAGGCGAAACGCTCAACGTCCTGCGAACTCTTACCAAGCAAGCGCTGTAGCTGGCTGATGCCGAATGTTTGCTGGCGAGCAGAAAATTCCATTAGTTATTCCACCTACATTTTTGAGAGACACATCGTTAAGATAAAAGCCAACGATTGTCAATCGAAAATTACGGTGTGGCGGGAGAGGTAGGAATCGAACCCACGTCAGCGGGTTTGGAATCCGCTGTCTTACCATTAGACGACACTCCCATAGTGCCAACCCGACCGCGAAGATAATCTAACGCTTCGGGGAGCCCGGTGATCGTCTGCCGGGCGACCACTGGGAAACGGATATTGATGTGGACGACATCGCCGAACACGCGGATCAAACCAGCACCGGGAAAACGTCCTCGGCCGGGCCGCCGGTTGTTCCAGCGGGTCCGCTTGTAGTGGGTGAACTCTTCGCCCTCGTGGGGAACTCCAAGGATCACAGCGCACTCAGCATAAAAATCGTCTACGTTCATTTCACCTCATAATCTGGAGCCGCCCACAGGATTTGAACCTGCGTCCTTTCGGAACCTCCGGGTTGCAACCGGGTGCCTTACCAGACTCGGCCAAGGCGGCTTGATTGACATATCATGTGAACTAAGCGATTTCACATGATATGTCAAAGCATATATTATCGGGTGGATATATGCTTCAACGTATGTGGAGGAAAGCGGGGGCATCGAACCCCTGACCCCGAAGGGTCACGACAGCGTTCCAAGCTGATTAGGGAGCCGACCCACGCGCTTTCCATATGTTGTGGAGGAAGGTGGAGGCATCGAACCCCTGACCCCGAAGGGTCACCCCGGCTTAGCAAGCCAGTTGAGGAGCCGACCTCGGCACCCTCCTCTAATTGGAGCCGTTTGTCGGAATCGAACCGACTCTTCTCTCCCCTACCAAGGGAGTGCAGTCCCAGCTTGCTCAAACGGCGTTACTTGTTACAACCTCCAGCCATAAACTGACGATCGATCTCTTCGACCACGTTGAACAGGGAACCATCAGGTTCAACCAGAACAAACGTGAACTCCCCGATCTGCCGCACAGTGCAGCGATGGATCGGAGCTAAATTTTTGGATGCCCCTGTTGGGATCGAACCAACGTCTTCGCCTTCAAAGGGCGCTGACTTACCATTAGCCGAAGGGGCATCAGGTTGGTCAGTTTGTTCGTCAAGAACTTCCATAACTAACTCCATAATTGGATGCCCGAGCAGGGGTCGAACCTACATTTCAGGATTCAGAGTCGAGCGACTTGCCAATTAGTCGATCGGGCAATTGTTCCACGGCTTAGGGGTGACCGGCGGGATTCGAACCCGCCATCTCCGGCATCACAAGCCGGCGCATCATCCATCTCTGCCTCGGCCACACCTAAACCGTGGAACATTATCTGGAGCCGGATGAGGGAATCGAACCCTCGTCTTCGCGTTACAAAGGCGCTGCTGCTACCACTGAGCTAAACCGGCATTGAACTTCATATCTGGTGGGTGCGGTGGGACTCGAACCCACAAAGCGGCCGAATTTTAAGTCCGGTGAGTCTACCAATTCCCCTGTCGCCACGCACCCGTAGCTTGTTGTGTTGGTCCGCGATCCCGGACTTGAACCGGGAAGCCTAGGCCACGCCCTCTCAAGACGCTGCGTTTACCAATTTCGCCAATCGCGGATTTAAGTTGGTGTGAGCGGGGAGACTCGAACTCCCAAAGCTACCGGGTCTGAGCCGGCAAGGTATACCATTCCCTATGAAGCCACGCTCACGTAACTCTTATTAAGCTCCTGTATTCACAGGTATTCTCCTAAAATGGTGGGTGACCGAGGACTCGAACCTCTCGCCATCCGTCCCCCACGTTCTGAAACGGCACCGGGGTTACAGGCCGGCAGGGGGAAGATCACCCGAAACTTGTGATGAAACGAAAATAGCGCCAGAACCCGGTGGGCTCTGACGCTCTGAAAATGCTGGAGGAGCGAGTGGGATTTGAACCCACGGAACACATCTCTCGATGGTCCAACGGTTTTCGAGACCGCCGCAATAACCCAGACTCTGCCACCGCTCCTCTTGGAAAGAGAGCAGCGCGTCAGGGCTGCTCCCTTAGAAGGGTGACAGGGAACTATACTGGCTATGCCAGCATAGTAAGGAGCCCGTAAGGCTTTGCAAGGCGGTCTGTGTGAACATGCTGCGAAGTATATGGAAGGAAGTTAAAGGAGTCAACACTTATTTTTGCTGACGGTGTTTTTTTTTTTTGTTCTGGGCGTGGAGCCCCCGGCCGGAGTCGAACCGACGCCTTAGAGCTTAGAAGGCTCATGGCCCGCCTCGGCGGGGGCGGTGATCTGGTGCAAGAAGATGGGTTCGAACCACCGACGCGTAGGTTTTCAACCTACCGCTCTACCACTGAGCTATTCCTGCAATCTCTGGTGCCGCCTCAGGGACTCGAACCCCGGTCTTGGGCTTCGGACGCCCGCGCTCTCTCCAGTTGAGCTAAAGCGGCACTGACTTATCTGGTAGCCCTACCGGGGCTCGAACCCGGTTTCTCGCCGTGAAAGGGCGGACTCTTACCCATAGAGGATAGGGCCATATAAATTGGTGGTCTGCGAGGGAGTCGAACCCATCAACCTTCCGCTTCGTAGGCGGTTGCTCTTCCAGTTGAGCTTCCAGACCGAACTCGTAAACTAATTCATGGAGGCCCTACCGGGGCTCGAACCCGGTTTCTCACCGTGAGAGGGTGGACTCTTACCCATAGAGGATAGGGCCTCATATGGTCATATATGGCACACAAGACGGGCTTGTAGGTCATATCTGACCGGTTAACTGGCGCAGCAGCCGGGATCGAACCGACATCTTCCGGTTCTTCGCCCGGCCATCCTAGTCCCAGAGGTCATGACACTCTGTCCCCGTTGTCGGGGATTAGACGATACTGCAAACTGGCGACCGTGACGGGATTCGAACCCGCAACCTTCGGATAGACAATCCGCTGCCCAACCGTTGGGCTTCACGGCCAATAATAAGTGATGGAGCGGCCGGCGGGGATCGAACCCGCGCTGACGGAGGGTGGAAGCCTCCCGCTCTACCGCTGAGCTACGGCTGCATCATCACTCATCACTAACAACTTCGACTGGAGCGGGTAGCGGGGATCGAACCCGCGACCTTCTACTTGGCAAGCAGGCGCTCTACCACTGAGCTACACCCGCATCTAGTCGTAAACTATTGATATTCTTGGTAGACCGAGTGGGGTTCGAACCCACGACCTCAAGATTAAAAGTCCCGCGCTCTGCCTACTGAGCTACCGGTCCATGCCAAGAACCAGCCGGGAAACGAAAAACGCCCCACCGGGCGACCGGTAGGGCGTTCAAAAATCGATGTCGTTTTGGTGGACCTTGTAGGGCTTGAACCTACCACCTTGCGGTTAAGAGCCGCCTGCTCTACCTACTGAGCTAAAGGTCCGTCAAAACGACACCGATAGCTCTACGCACTACCGGGTTACGAGGTGAAACCTCGTTCTTCGCCTCTCCGGCGATCTCGTTTGGTAAATCCGTAGGTCATAGCAGTTACTCAAAATCCTGTTTGGTGGACACTGTGTCCGTTGTTGAAGCCGAACTATATGTGATTCGATTCGTTATGTCAACACAAAAATCACACTGGCGTATTTTTAATTTACCCTGCGAGGAGGGGCGGCGTCGCCAATTCGAACTCAGCCCCAGTCGCCGTGGTGGCAATGATCCGGTCACCCTTGGCTTCGATGTCAGCGACGTTGACGATCTTACCGCACGAATGAGTGATGGTCATACCAGCACCAGCCCGGCGGATTTTCCAGCTATACAAAGTGTTCATGTCGGTTCCTTTAGCATGATTGCTTCGGCCGACAATAGGCCAAATTTTGGCCGTGTCAAGTATGGTGGAGCCGGTGGGAATCGAACCCACCTCACAGACCTTGCAAGGGTCCGTCGCCTTCCCTTGGAACATGCGACCCCAAACTGTGGTGCTTCGTGAAGGTGCTGCCCCTCCTACCTCTGCCTTGTCACGGCAGCGCTCTACTGGTGAGCTAACGAAGCGTAATCCCGGTAGGATTTGAACCTACGTTTCATCTCTTATGAGGAGAGAGCTTTAGACCACTAAGCTACAGGATCAATTATTTCTTATACCAGCCATTCAGGCTCGGATTGTGGTGTTCGATATGGCAATTATGACATAACACAACACATTTGGCGAACTCTTTCATTATAGTTTCTTCTTTGTGATTCGAAAGCTCTCTTAAAGTAAGCTCGAAACCTTTTGAAGTCTCATCTGTATGATGAAAACACAAAGCAGCTAGATTATCTCTGTAACCACATTCTTCACAACCACCTCCTCGAAGGTTTATCAACTCCATTTTTCTTTTCAAGCCTCGGGCTTGTTGTTTTTCGTAGAGTTGATTCCTCACATTACCGTTTTTGTTCTGACATGCTCGTGAGCAAAACTTGGTCTGTTTACCAGTCAATTCCGTTTGGCAAGTCAGACATAAGACGTTCATCTCTGTCATTAAAAATCCAAACGAGCGACGTATTTTCCTTCGCCGATCGTGTCGAGGTAACCATCGCGCTGGGCTTCCCAGCCAAGTCCGCGATCTGCTACCTCTACCGCCAAGAGCGCGTCGCGATTGTCCCGGTTATCAGCGGTCAAATCCGCTTGGGCCAGTGCGACACCTTCCTGATAGTCCGAGAGAAACTGCCCATCATGCGATCTCGACCAATGTTCCCGGACACCTTTCCATGTGGTATCAGACGGGCCCGGATCGGTCTCCCGGAGTTTTCGTCCGGGTCGATCGTAGCTGATGTTGTAGCGTTCCACTCACTTCTCCTAAATTGGCTCGGCGGGGAGGGGTCGAACCTCCGCCCTTTCGGGGACACCGGTTAACAGCCGGGCACATTACCACTCTGTCACCACCGAACATAAACTGGTAGCGAGACCTCAACCTACTGATCAACCGGGAGTGCGAGTCGTCAACTCATCCGCCGGCCGAATGTTCGGTCTATTAGTCTCGCTCTTACAGGGAGACTAACCCCTGCGTCCTCACCCCGTCAAGGGTTTGGTAACTGGTCCACAGAGCAGGGCTCGAACCTGCGCAAGACGCCGATTATCGGTCGGCCGCTCTACCAACTGAGCTATCCGTGGATGGTTGGTGATGCAGGCTCTGCCCCTGCCGCCTCTGGTATGTGACACCAGCGCTCTCCTGAATGAGCTAATCACCAACAAACTCTTTGTCCCATCCGATTTGACGGATGCCGGGGACGAAATCAACAAGGCGCTCTAACCACCTGAGCTACACCGGAGCCTTGCCCCGGTGGCCGGATTCGAACCGGCGTCCTCCTCGTTCTACAACCGCCCCGCATACGCCGGTTAATTACTCCGGCTTAGACGCGTCTCAACGAGACGGTTCGAAACGTCCCAGTGGTTTTACTAGCTCCGCTGATCGTGCGGGGCACCTGACGATCTCGGCGATCGACGAGGAGGTGGCTGGGTCACCTATCTGGTAGCAAAGGGTGGATGTGCGCCACCGGGTCAAAGGCTTATGAGGCCCCGCCCCCACTGAGGCTCTGCTATAACTTGGTCAGGCGGGCAGGATTCGAACCTGCGATCCCCTCCGTCCGAGGGAGGTAGGGACGGCCAGACTCCCCTACCGCCTGATACTCTTGAAATGGTCAGGATCGTAGGGCTCGAACCTACGGCCTTCCGGTCCCAAACCGGACGCTCTTCCAACTGAGCTAGACCCTGAAACGAAATCGGGGGCCATGTTGCCATGGCCCCCGATCGAGATAACTGCTTGGAGAGTGAAGTGGCCTAGCCACCAACCATCTGTTCGCACGCCATCGCGACCGGGACCATAATGGCCGGTGCTGCTGGGTTATTCATGGCGACTACGTTGAACATGGTTGAACTCTGAAATCCTGTTTGGCCGGAACATCCCGGTCTTGATGATCGAAGTGTAACGACATCCGATTCGAATGTCAACTAAAAAATTGCACTCACCCATTTTATCTGGTTTCGGAGCAGGGCGGCTCCTTTAACTCTCTGTCACCTGCTTGAGGATTCAAGGGGCTCCATGGAACCCACAGGAACTAAATGCGAGGATATTCGAACCACCCTTGGTTACCTACCGGGTCACCCCTGCGGACAGGGAAGTGAGAAAAACTCGAACATCACTCGCAACAAGGAGAGCGGACTAAAGTTCGCGAATCATCCGTCCCGGTTTCCCGACGGTGCCCGCCTCCCTTGTTGCAAGTGAAACATCTGTGATCAGGCCGGCGGCCAAAGCACTAGCAACACCCATACACGGTTTTTATCCGGGTCTGTCGTCTCCGTTCGACGGGAGTCCACTCGCCTTAAACCTATCTGGTGCCGCCGGCCCGATCACAAATGGATCACTCGTAATGGGGCCTCTCGAAGCTCGGCCGGGTTCACTACGCCCTTCCTTCCGCCGGTTCAGTGTAAACCCACGGATCGCCGGTTAGGTCGCGTGACCGCCGACATTCCGCTGAGAAGCTTCATTACGAGTGAAGCGTTATGGAGCCCGGAGGTGGAGTCGAACCACTGGCCTATCGTTCCACAGGAGATCAACCCTGCTTTCCGATCCACCGCGCCGCTTTCGAAGGCGACTTCACCTAAACATCCCTGACCAACTCCCGACAACTTTCCATGGAAGCTACCAATCTGTTGTGGCGGTTACTCCGGGCTATCGTTTTCTATGATGACCCAGCGGGTTTGCAGCGACGCCCAATGCGATCAAGCCACGGCTCGAATTACTGGACCTGATGCTTCGACGATCCGTCTGCATTCGAGAATTGCTGGGATCGACCTGACCTGCGGGAACCGAGGGGAAGGTAGCTAACCTTCTTTGCTGGGCCAACATAGAAATCGAAAAATGGAAGCAGGTTGAGATTACACCCGCTACGATCCGTCATTCGTCAGATTATAGTGACCTTGCGAGTCACCTTCCCGACTTATCCACCAAGCCCCTTGCGGTAGCTCAGTTCCAGACCAACGCCGCCTTTTTCTCCCGGTTCTCACGGGACCGCTGGCATTTGCGGTGACACTGCATGATATTCGGCAGTTTCGATTCCGCTGACTGTCTCCAGCCATTAAGGGCTTGCGGGCCCAACGAAACTTCTTCCACCAACCAACCATCACCTTGCGAGATCAGGTCGGGCCACATTGAGGCAAGCCTCTATGGCATTAGGCGTCTTTCACATGCAGTCGTGGCAATCTTTGCGTTTGGAGCAGACTGGTGGGTTTGAACCACCGATCTCACGATTAAGAGTCGTTTGCATTACCAACTATGCTAAGTTTGCAAGGTTATCCCGGTGAAGCGGTCCTCGCGGACCTGACTGCGCTTGCCTGAATTGACCGATCGGGACCGGCGGGGTTAAGTGGCCTTACCCCCTTTATGTGAGTTGCCTCACACTATCGCCATCAGGCTGGCATTCCGTCTCTCTATTAGGTGATTCGATTCGTGTCAACACTTAATCAAATCAACTCGTCGAGATATTCCATGACTTACCGCGTGACAGGACCACTTGCGCTGGCTTGGCCTATCGTGCTGGGGGCCGGTGATCTCGGGGCTTCCCCCGTTCTACCCGCCCTTGACACGAAACGTATCCGCACCAGACCGGCCAATGACTCGCTCGCGCCCAAGTTCGACGCTGCGGGGTCAGAGTGACTCCGGCTGTTCCTGCCCCTCGGAAAACCATGGAGCAGACGTTGGAGGGCCGAATTACCGATTCTCACTGTCAGTGTCAACATAAAAATGACAGTCAGTGAAAATTATTTGGCTCTCACTATAAGGAAAGGGCCGCCACCTTCGTGACGGCCCTTCCGTTTGCGTGGTTACGCCTTGATGTCAGGCGTGCCACGCCAGATGCGAAGACCTTCGACCTTGGGGCCCTTGCCATTGACCTGCTCGTAAACCGTGCGGCTCCAGAACAGGCACTTGTGGCGCTTGCGGGCAGCAGAAAGCTTGCCCTCGGCCTTGTCAGTCATCGGGATGAAGAACGAGAGACCAACGATCTGTCCGTTCTCATCCTTGTAGGCGGGCGGAAGCTCGCCGAACGGGTATTCCTCGACACCAGCCGGCCGGCCGGAACGTCCGACCATCACAGCTTCGGTGATCAGCACCTGCTTGGTGCCGCCGCGAAGCTCTTCGACCGGAGCGGACTTACCGGAAGCCGAAGCCCCCTGCTTTTCCATCACCGGAGCAGCGGCATCTGCCTGACGCTGCTTGCCCAGACCAGTAGCGGCCTTGGCGCGGGTCTTGGGAGCCGCCTTGGCACGGGGCTTCGAAGCGGCCTGCTGCTGCTTCTCGCTCAGTGCCTTGGAGGCTTCGTTCGCAGCGTCGAGGGCTGCCTGATCGATCTTCTTGCGCCCACGGGCGGGGGTTTTCACTGCATTCGTCATGTCTGTATCCTCCATTTGTTGTCGGTGATTCGTTCTCTATGACGCTCCACCTAGTTGGTCAAGAAAAAAGTTTGTTAGAGTGCCATCACCATCGCAGATGCATCTTCGGTGAGTTCGATATACGCTTCGGTAGTTTCCATCCGAGCGTGACCCATCAACCGCTGAACGTCACGAAGTGAGCAGTGGTGAGCGTTAGCTGTTCGGGCAAGCTGGGTTCCAAAAGTTCGGCGACCCGAGTGAGTGGAAGCGCCTTCGAACCCGAACGACTTGAGCATCTTGAGATAGTAAGTCTTCAAGGCTTCCGGGGACATCTGCTTGAACTCAGCATCTTTCGGGATCGGCCGGCCCCGTGCCAGAATCCAACGGAAGGGCTGCGAAGAAATCGCAACGAACTTGGCGTTGGGATATTCCTCGCGGAACTCTTCCAGACAGGTTCTGATCAGGGGGTTCATCGGGATGTCACGCATCCGCTGCTTCTTACCAACATCGGAAAAGATGTTGATCTGCTTGGCGATAGCGCCATCGACATCGGTCATCGCGCTGATCTTGATCTTGGCGATCTCACCGACACGCAGCCCGGCCTTGAATGACAGAGCCACAATCAGCTTGTCACGCTTGGGCATGACGCTGTGGGTTTCGATGTGAGTAAGCAGCCGATAGAACTGCTTCTCATCGAAGGTCTTGGCACGCTTGATAGCCATAGTGTTTCACTCCTTTGTTGCTTTCGGTAATCGCGAGTTAAGGCGATTCGCGATTCGTGTCAACAAATAAGTGGAAAAACTACTGGACCTACGAGAACACCGAGAATGGTGGGGTGGGTAGACCTTCTTCCAAATAGGAAAGATGATGGTCAATGCGGCGCACGGCGAGGATCAGCTTGGCTGCCTCAGCGTCATACACCTCTTTCATCATGTGGCAATGATCATAAAGCCGGTTGATGTAGTCCAGTTTCAGAAGCGCCAGATGTTTCACCGCCGCCACCAAGATCGGACTCTCTTCCTCGACTACCAATGTGAAGTCATAGTCCACAGTCAGGTCGATCACCTGCGGCTGCATGGTTTCGCCGATAAATCTGATACGATCGATGTTCGAGCAACCATCAGGTCCGTTCGCACGGTGATCGGTGATCAGCGCATCGTGGATTTCTTCCAAGGTCATTACCGGGCCTTCGGACATGCACACCGCTCATATTCAGGATCGGAGGAGTCGATCAAGGCACCCTGCCAGTCGGGGCAGAAGTGAAGGGTTGGGTTCAGGAAACGGCACTCATCAGGGATGACCCCATCCCGTTCGATTTCGTTGCACTTGGTGGGGCTCAAACCTCGTGGCATTACGCAGTCTCCTTGCGGTGGCATCCGTGAACTGGACAGTCTTGGTGGTAGCGGACATACACCTTCCAGCGGTGCTTCTCGCGCTTCTCGTCATAGATGCGTTCCACCACGTCGATCCGCTTGTCTTCCGGGACCTTACCTTGACACAGGCAAGCGTCTTCATCCCAATCCGTGGGGAGTGGGGTGGAAGAAATAACCGAACCTTTTACGATCTTCATGGAGAACTCACCGACATTCTGAGTTCGCACCATAGCAATTTTGAGTTGACAGTGCAAGCTAATTCGTCTAGCTGGTAACCGAATCAGGAGAACTTATGGACATCGCCGCTTTCACCGATCAGGACATCGAAGACTACTGCCACGCGCTGGTAAACAAGATGCGTGACGACCTCTGGGCCCAGCGCTATGCGGCTCGCCATAAAGCGATGCTGGAAGCATCTCTCGAAAACCGCTTCGCTATCATCGAAGAAGAGATGACCGACGCCAACAAGGCAAAGGACTTCCCGCCGCACGCCAGTCCCTTCCCGACCGAGGCACAGCGAAAGAACATCCAGCAGCAACAGAAAGCTGGTATCTCGATCGCTATCGCAGCAAATCAGATGAGCGGGAAGACAACCCTGCTGTTGATGATTTTGGAGATGCTGGCCGACGCCGGCGCTCTGAGCGTTTCCGATACCCGTCACATCACGAGCAACTTGGGTCATTTTCTGATGACCAAGCGCTATGTCGATGAAGAAAATGTGGAAGTGATCGACCTCGACATCGACCTGAATGCGGTGTTCGCTTTTTACGATGGGCTGGTTACGTGAGTGAGGCACACCACACCATCACGCTCCAACACGATCCAGACAACCCGGCGGCAGTAGCGTTGGTTGATCGCATATATGCGATGATCATGCCAGAATGCGTCGGCATCAGCACCTGTTGGGAAGACGGGATCGAAGAGCATCGTTTCCGTATCGCTGGTTAAGTCGTGGAGCTTTCACAATCCCACGACCGCTACATCATCACGTCCCGCGAGTCTCGTTGGGCCGAGCTTCGTGATGCCGGTTGGATATTCGATCGGCGCAACAGGTTCTACACCACAACGGACTGGCGTAAAGCGGCCGAGTATATCGAATGGTCTGACTCCGACGAGTTGTGGAATGATCTTGATGCTAAGCTGACCGAACTGGAAGAGGCGATGAACGCCTCCTATTCCATGTTCGCCGAAGCGGACATTGCCCGGCCGCATCTGGTCAATCACAAAGGGGAGGTGCTGGATTATTTACCTTACCAGAAGGCTGGTATCCTCTATGCCGCTGAGCGTGATGACACCCTGATTGGGGATAGTCCGGGGCTTGGTAAGACGATCCAAGCGATCGGCCTGATCAACCATCTCGGGCTCACCAATGGGATTATCGTATGTCCCTCGACCTTGAAGCTGAACTGGCTCAAGGAGATGTTGAAGTGGTTGGTGGACAAGGACCTCACCGTGGGCGTCGCCGCCGGCTCTGATGTTCCGGATACCGATTTCGTCATCATCAACTACGACATTCTCCACAAGAACCGGGAGAAGTTGTGGGCAGAACATTGGGACATCTTGGTTTGTGATGAAGCCCAGTATCTGTCCAATGGGAACTCCAAGAGAACTCAGGCCATCTTTGGGACTTGGTTCTTCGACCCGAGGACAGAGAAGTGGAAGCGTAAATATGAGCGGATGAAACAACGGGTGGGTAGCACCCGGAAGCTTCCCTGCCTACCAGCGAACATTCGGCTGATGCTCACCGGGACTCCGATGATGAAGCAGCCGAAGGATATGTGGACGATGATCCGCGACTTCGATCCTGAGGGTCTGGGGAAGTGCTGGGAAGACTTCGCCATGACGTATTGCGATGGTGTGATGTCTCCGTTCGGCTTACAAGCCACCGGTGGTTCGAACCTGTCCGAACTCAACGAGAAGCTTCGCCGGGCGTTCATGATTCGCCGCCTCAAGAGCAACGTGCTGAAAGACCTACCCAGCAAGACGAGACAGGTGATCGTCTTTCCGCCTGAGGGCTTGAAGAAGACCATCAAGACCGAGCGTGACAAGTTCACCGACGCGCTCGCCATGCTCGACGCGGCCAACACCGGGATCGAATACAACAAGAAGCTGGTCCTCGAAGAAGTGGACCCGGCTCTTATCCTCGACACAATGGCGACCATCCTGCCTCAAGGCTTCGATGCGCCGGAGATCGACGACCTTGACGTAGGGGAGCTTGCACCGGGCTTTGCGGCCTACTCAGAGGCACGCCGTGATCTCGCGCTGTCCAAGGTGCCGATGGCGGCCGAACACATCCAGCGGCTCGTAGACGCCGGTGAGAAGGTAATCGTTTTCGCGATCCACAAGGACGTGATCTCGGAACTTCACGCTAAGTTCCCCACGGCCGCCCGGATCGTTGGTGGGATGGGTGCCAAGAAAGTCGAAGCTGAGAAGCTGCGATTCCAAGGTGACAAGGATGCCCGGATCGCTCCCGATCCAGAATGCAATGTCATCTTGTGCAACCTCAAGGCCGGCGGCGTCGGCCACACTCTGACGGAAGCCACCGTCGTCGTGTTCGTGGAGATGTGGTCGGTTCCCGGCGACATGGAACAGTGCGAAGACCGGGCCCACCGGATCGGCCTTGAACACAACGTGCTGATTCACTTCTTGGTCGTTGATGGCACCATCGACGCCTTGACCATCCAGACACTGGTGGATCGTATTTCGATGATCCAAGAAGGTGTGGATGGTATCGAACCAACAATGAAGATGGGAAGATGACCTATGTGGTTCACTGAATGTGGTCAATGCGGCTGGATTGGTCCAGTGACCGAGTTGAACGAACACCCGACCCGTCCCATGCCGATGGACCTTGGGTTCTGTCCGGAATGTGATTGCGAGTGCGAAGTCCTCTACGATGAGGATGAAGTCGCCAAGATCATTGCAGATTATGAATGAGGAAGGAAACTGATATGGAATATGATTACGAAGTGAAGTCGTGGCCGTGGTTCTTCGAAGAGATGATCGTGGGACGCAAGAAGCACGACATGCGGGACAAGCGCGATCGGGATTATGCCATCGGCGATCGGATGCTGCTGCGTGAGTTCGATTCCCGGACTGGTCAATACACCGGCCGAGCGGCGATCGCCAAGATCACCTACATCACAGACAACGTGACTCCGTGCGCAATGTCGTCCTCTGCTCTCGACAATTCGTTCGCTGTTCTGTCGGTCGATGTCGAGACGCCGCGTCTTTATGTGGACGGTCTTCTGCACACCCCGGCTCCGGGTTACTGAGGCAGGCACCGACATTATCGCTTGACACTGACCGGCATTTCTGCTTAACAGTGTCCATCCCGACCAAGGAAAACCCCACATGCTCAACCACCCGACACAGGCGAAGCCTTCTGTGTGTCTCTCTGACAGCCAGTGGCAAGCCCGGATCAATCGCAACCGGGCAGTAGCCAAGGTATCGAGCCTCGAAGGGGCGATCCAAATCTACAAGGGGCGCTACTTCTGGCCGCTCCAGCCGAAGCATCCGGGCAACGAGATCGACATCGAGACGATCGCTCATACGTTGGCTGTGATGCCCCGCTGGGGCGGCCAGACTGCCGATCGCTACGGTGATCCTGTCCGCTACTCGGTTGCCCAGCACTCGGTTCACGTCGCTGACATTTGCGCCCTGAACCGCAAGAAACTGGTCCCCAAGTGGGATTGGTCACTGTCCGGTTCACCGGCTCTATACGGCCTGATCCATGACGCGCCAGAAGGGTATGGGTTCGCTGATCTGGTTCGCCCGGTCAAGTATTCGGTCAACGGATACAAGGACGGCGAAGATGCCCTGATGGAGCATATCATCGAAGAACTCCGTTGCCCGGTGGATCAAGCGATCCGGGAATGCGTCCGCCGTGTGGACAATATGATGGTGTTTCTTGAACGGGACGAACTCATGGGGCCACCGGTGGTGCCATACACCAACGAGCAAGACCACCCCCGAATCTCGATCCACAACGTGGTTCCAGAGTTCCGTGTTTGGTCGGCCAAGGAAGCCAAGGACCGCTTCATTCGCCGCTACCAGACCATCATCGAAACCGAAGGCAACTACGAGCCTTTGGAATACACCAAGAGAGGATTTCTCCTGTGAACATCCATATCCGCCTCGCATCGCCCATTCTCCCCGAGGGCGCGATCATCGACGCCGACATCTCCCGCACTGACGACCTCACCATGCTGTCCGATGCGATCGTTAAGGTTTACGAGGAAGCGGACAAGTCGCGTGTCCCTACTCCCGGAATCCGGCTGCTGGAACAGAAGGTGGACCGCATGGTCAAGGCGGTGATGGACGGCTTGCCGCCCGAAGTGAAGCTGGACATCGCCAACAAGGCCGCCAAGTGAACTGCTGTCCCCCACCGATCGGCCGGAGCGATGTAGACCCTCGCTTCGATTACGAAGACGAGATCATGCGCCGAGCCTACCGCATCGACAAGTGGGATCAGTTCTATCTCGGCATGGCACAATACATCGCCACAGCCAGCAAGGACCCTTCCACCAAGGTGGGGGCTGTGATCGTCCGGCCCAACAACACGGTCATCAGCGTCGGCTATAACGGCTTCCCCCGTGGCATGTCAGATCACCCGTCTCTCTATGAGGATCGGGAGACCAAATACAGCCGCATCGTTCACGCGGAAATGAACGCCATTCTCAATGCCCATGGGCCGGTGGATGGCTGCACTCTCTACTGCACGTTCACTCCCTGTGACCGGTGCGCCGTCTTCGTCGTGCAGGCTGGGATCACCCGCGTTGTGAGCCCTGAGCCCACACCAGAACAGCTTGAACGGTGGGGAAACAGCCTCGCCGCGACACGCGCCATTTTTCAAGAAGCGGGTGTCATGATGACCACGCTGAGTTCCGAGGAATAACATGACATCGCTACCTGAACTGAACTGGCGCGAAGGAACCGCTGAGGAGATCGCAATGGGAATGGGCGTTCCTCTCGCGATCGCCGAGGAAATGATCCGACGCAAGGCGCTGGAGAAGAAGGACGCCGCCATGCTTGGCGACTCCGGATACGAGCGGATCGAAGCAGATCATTACTGCACGCCGCCGGAGAACGTGGACTGCCTTCTCCAGCACGTCAACATCCATCCCAACGTTTGGGAATGCGCGGCCGGCAAGGGTGACATCTCGCAGCGTCTGACGGACTTCGGCCACACTGTCTGGTCGAGCGACATCATCGATTATGGTTACGAAGATCGCTTCACGATCGGTGACTTCCTCAAGATGGACAAGCTGCCTGATCCCTCGATCAAGGCGATCGTTTCCAATCCACCCTACGCCGGTGATCTCCCGGAAGAGTTCATCAAGCACGCCCTCAAGCTCATGCAGCCGGTCAAGGGTCAAGTCGCGATGTTCCTGCGGAACGAATACGACTGCTCGAAGGGGCGTATGCCACTGTTCGGTCTCCCACCCTTCCACAAGAAAATCGTGGTCTCCAAGCGCCCGCGCTGGGTTGCTGGCTCCACCGGATCGCCGCGCCACAACTATTCGTGGTTCGTCTGGGACTGGCGTCACAAGGCCGGTGCTGCCGGCATCGCTTACTCCCATCCCGATTTTGCACCCAAGCCCGGCCAGCCGAAGTCCGGCCCGCTCGTTCTGAACTGAGGTCCCATGGAATATCTTGAACTGGTCGCCCAGCACGGCGGTATCCGCCCGGCTGCCCGCGCCCTCAACATCGCCGAGTCCACACTGCGTTATCGCATGAAGCGAAACATTGCAGTGCAGGAAGACCTCGGTGAACAGATCGAGTTCGTGTTCTCATCGAACCGTCCGCTCCGGCCGACGGTTTACGAACCGCTGGATCACACTCGCTATTTCATCCTGACTTCGGCTCAAGACAGTTCGGACATCCACGAGGACTTCTGGAACGCGCTAAATGTCTACGCCCACTGGCTGGGCGAATGTGAGATCATCGTTTCAGGGTTCACCTACAGCAAGAAGCTGTTCGAGGATCACGACACCCGTTCATCCAAAGTCGGCTTCCACCCGTCTGTGGATGACTTCATCGTTCATGACCGCGTGCGGCTGGGCGACGAAGTGGATTTCTGCGGCGAGATGAACACGCTACCGACGGCTGTTACCCCACTGTCTGGTTTCGCCACCTACACCCGCGCTCGCTGGGGCGTCTTCCCGCACCCGAAGGTCCAGTTGGAATCGGTGGCGACGATGAAGCACGAGCGTGCCAAGCAGTTGATGACCACGGGTTCGGTCACGCTACCGAACTACGTCCGCAAGAAGGCCGGTATCAAGGCCACCTTCCACCACCAGATTGGTGCCGTGCTGGTCGAGATGACTCCGGACGGTGCTACCTACTGCCGGCACCTGCTGACCACCGATCTTGAGAATGGCTCGTTCTACGATCTCGATCGCTATGTCACCAGCCAAGGTGTGACGACCAATCACCGCGTCGAAGCGATCAGCTATGGTGACATTCACCACGAAAAGCTGGATCACGAAGTCGCCATGCTGACGTGGGGATACCATGTCCCGTCGCAGGAAGCTTGGGACATCGACAATTTCCGAGACCCACACGATCCGCGCCCGCTGCCGCTGATCCACCGGCTGCGGCCGAAGTATGAGTTCTTCCACGACCTCAGCGACTTCTCGCCGCGCAACCACCACAACATCAAGGACCACCACTTCCGGTTTGCTGCCCACACTCGCGGCGGACAGAACAACAATGTCCAGTTGGCTTTGAATGGCTGCGCTGAGTTCATCAAGCAAATTCATCGGGATGACTGCACGTCAGTGATTGTGGAATCCAACCACGACCAAGCCCTTCTCAAGTGGCTCAAGACGGCCGACTATCGTGATGATCCTGAGAACGCCTTGTTCTTCCTGAGTTGCCAGAAGTGGCTCTACATGGAGATGCAGGCCGGGAACAGTTCGCCGGACGTGTTCCAGCAAGTCATGCGGGAGATGGGAACACCTGAGGACGTTGTGTTCTGCAACGAAGATCAGTCTTTCATCATCTGCGGCGACATCGAATGCGGTATGCACGGCCACCTTGGACCAAACGGGTCGCGGGGTTCGCCGCTGGCGATCAGCCGATCAGGCCGTAAGTCGAATACCGGCCACACCCACAGCCCGGCCATCCGCGATGGTGCCTACGTTGGTGGCGTCTCTGGTAGCCTCGACATGGGTTACAACAAGGGCCCTTCGTCGTGGTCGCACAGCCACATCATCACGTATCAAAACGGCAAGCGGACGATCATCACGCTCAACAAGGGAAGGTTCCACGCATGATTATCGCCATCCAGATGGACAACGGATTGTCCAGCATCGTCGAGATCGATGAGATGCTTATGGATGTCATGGAGGAACCAAGAGACCGATGAGCAATCCTTGGAATTACGTGGACCCGCTCAAGAACTCCATCCTCACAATGTTCTTGGGAAAATGCATTGGCGCTGGGGCATCTCGTGAAGTCTACGAGGTTATCCATGACCCGACGCTTGTGATGAAAGTCGAGACCACCGCCCGGACATTCCACAACCAGACCGAATGGCTGGTCTGGCAGGAGATGAAGGAATGGCCGATCTCTGACTGGTTCGCACCTTGCGTAGACATCGATCCCTACGGGAATGTCTTAACCCAGAGACGGACAGAGCCCTTCAAGTGCGACAAGGACTTCAAGGCAGCCCTGATGCGGACAAGAGGCGGTGTCATCCCGTCGGTTCTCCACGACATCCACTACGCCAATTTCGGAATGCTTAACGGTCAAGTCGTTTGCCACGATTACGGCTACCACGGCTTCTTCGAGGAGATCGGCCGCAATATGTCGATCAATGCCGGCTACATCAAATACGATGATCCGGTGGACGAAGAAGAACACGACTTTACTGATGGAGGCCAACTTGCCCTCGACATTTGAACTCATTGAAAAGATCACGGACGCCTTGCTCTGGGTGAGCATCATCGTCTGTGCTTTCATTATCTTGTCTGCTATGAACGGAAACGATGATGACCCAGACCTCTACGCCTGATGAACTCCCAGACGGATTGTGGGAGGACAATGGTATCCTGTTCTTCTGCTGCAACGTCTGCGATAAGGCAACCGAATGGCCGGAAGAACCCGAGGACTTCGAGTTTGGTCACTACGCAAATGTCTGCGGCGGATCGCCTCGCTGCTGTCCGTGACCGACATTTTGAATTGACAGTGACGGCGTTTTGTGGTTAACAAAACCTTCCTCCGATAGGTAGTCCCCTTGAAGCTCAAGCCGAAAAAATATCGTCGTCTCGTATTCGACGCGGAAACCGATGGCCTGCTTGAGCAAGTCACGGTCTGCCATTGCGTCGCGGTCCGAGATTATGACACCGGCCAGCGGTGGGTGTTCCGCAAGAACAAGCGCGAGGACACGATCCACAAGCTGTTCGCGCTGCTCGACGACGCTGAGGAAATCTGGGGCCACAACATCGTGGCCTACGACATTCCCATGCTGGAAATCCTCTTCGGATACCAGCCGCAAGCACGTATCCGCGACACGCTGATCCTCGCTCGTCTGATGTTCCCCGACCAGAAGGACAAGGACTTCCGTCTGTTCGAAGGCGGCAAGCTCGAAGGTAAGCTGATCGGCAAGCACACGCTCGATAGCTGGGGCCAACGTCTCGGCATGTATAAGGGCGACTACAAGGCGATCAAAGAAGCGATCGGTCTCGAACGGGGTTACCTCAAGGACTCCGAGGAAATGCGTCTCTGGGTCTGGGGGACG